GCTGGGTATTTCATACAGGAAAAGAAGTAATAGTAACAACACCAGGAATCCTAAATAAAATAATAGAAGACAATAAACTATACCCTGCAAGGTTTCGTGGACCGGGCGATCCATACTATAAAAGAGCCTATCTTATAAAGAAACATTTGATAGCAGACACAGCATTACAAGTAAGGAAAGTACAATGAAAAAGAAAAAACCAATAGCACCAATAGTTGCAACTTTCTTTAAAGACAACCCTAATAATGGGCGTAAATTAAAGGATGGCACTATTTTTAATGACAAAGATATAGATTATTCACCTAAAAGATATCCACCCTCACCACCTATGTCCCCTTTTGAACCAGATAAAGACGCTAAAATAAACCCTGACCACTATAAACAAGGTAAAATAGAAGTTATAGATTTTATAATAGATCAAAAGATGGATTATCTTACAGCAAATGTACAAAAATACATCGCAAGATGGAGATTCAAAGATGGTTTATGTGATTTAAAGAAAGCTAGATGGTTCCTAGATAAACTCATAGAACAAGAAGAGAAATTTTGAATGACCCCCTATAGGAAAAGCAAACAACTTTTTAAATAAATTACAGCTGTAATCCGTGGTAGTAATACAGCTAAAAGTAACGCCATACATTCTCATTACTACCACACCTCCAATGAGTTATGTATGGCACTTTTTATTGGCAAGTCCTACGGACTTGCTTAAAGAAACAAGTAGTTCACTTTACGTGAACACTTAAGGCGGTGAGAAACCCTCACCATTTATAACAAGTAACAAAGGAAAATCAACATGATTTTAAATAATGTAAAAGTAAAATGGGCAAGAGTTGGCAGCAACCCTGCAAACAAATATGCCTCAGAAGATACTGAGTGGACAGTAGATTGTAGTGTAACACCAGAACAATCTAAGGAATGGGTCGCTAAAGGATTCGCACAGAAAGAACGCTTTGATCCTGAAGATGGCACGCCCTTCGTAAAGATTAAACGAAACACTCACTTCAATAAGAAAAACCCTATCACAGGTACTATGGAAAAGATGGAAATATCTGCTCCGTTCGTAAAAGATAAGTACGGTGATAACATGGGCGAAACATTAATAGGTAATGGTTCTCTTTGCAACGTACAATACATGGAAAGACCATGGGAGTATGCAGGTAAAACTGGAATCACAGCAACACTAGTAGGAATACAGGTCATGGAACTTGTAGAATACGAAGGTGGTACTGGAGGAGATGAGTTTACTTATCTTGAACGCCCAACTGCTGAACTAGAAGATAAGGACGAAGACGTTCCATTTTAAATAGTTCTTCTTGATGGTCCTGAGCATGACAGAAAAAGGCTCACTTATAAGGAGTAAAGAATGGCATTAAGACAGTATCAAAAAGACACTCTTAATAATATCATTCGGTCCCAAAGAAAAGGAAACAAAAATATATTACTTCAAGCAGCTACTGGCTCAGGTAAAACTGTAATGGCATCTGCTTTTGTAAAGCATTCAATAAATCAAAACAACAATGTATTATTCCTAGCACATAGAAGAGAGTTGATAACTCAATGCTCAGATAAATTAACTGAAGAGGGAGTAAGACATGGAATCATTATGGCTGGCGAGCAATCTCAATTCTGGCACAGCACACAAGTAGCATCTATAGATACATTAAGATCACGTTCAATAACAAATAAAAAGGAGGCTCTGCCAAAGGCGGACCTTATAATAATTGACGAAGCTCACAGATGTTTAAGCAGAACTTACTTAAAGATTATTCAGATGTATAAGAATAGTCAAGTATTGGGTCTGACTGCTACACCTATACGTTCTGATGGTAGGGGTCTTGGACATATCTTTAGTGATATGATACAAGCTCCATCTATTGGCAAGCTCATTAAAGAGGGACACTTAGTTAGCTGCGATTATTACGCACCAACTATACCTGACCTTAATGGCATCCAAACATCTATGGGGGATTACAACTCTGTACAACTAGCAGATAGAATGGATCATCCTAAACTTATAGGGGACATTGTATCTTCATGGAAAAAGATAGCAAACAATAGAAAAACTATTGTGTTTGCATCATCAGTAGCACACAGCAAGAACCTTGCAGAATCTTTTATAGATATTGGGGTAAAGGCTGCGCACATAGATGGGACAACAGACCACGCAGAAAGAGAAAGGGTCTTAAGAGAATTCAACAAAAGCGATATGAAAATAATTTGCAATTGTATGGTTTTGACTGAAGGATTTGACTGCCCCCCTGCAGAGGTATGTGTACTTGCAAGACCAACTAAATCTTTAGGTATGTACATTCAGATGGTTGGTAGAGTTCTTAGACCTTATGAGGGTAAAGAACATGCCACTATAATAGACCACTCTGGTGCTGTATATATGCATGGATTTGTGGAAGATGATATTGAATGGGTTCTTGATCCAAAGAAACCGATGACAATTAAGGAAAGAAAACTGGCGAAACCTAAAGAGGAAACTCAAATAATATGTGAGGGTTGCTTCTCTATATTCTCTGGTTCAAACATATGCAGCAAATGTGGGCATATACAATTAAAGAAATCAAAGTATGTAGCTGTACTTGATAAGGAACTTGGCTTTGTTGATAAACAAACTAAGACTGTCAAGAAGAAACTAACCTATGCTTTAGAATTTAAAAAAGAATTTTACAGTATGCTATTAGGATACTGTAAGATACACAACTATAAATCGGGATGGGCTTATCATACTTACAAAGCAAGATTCAATTCGTTTCCAGAGTTTGGAAACATTGAAGCAATTAAACCAAGTAGTGAGTGTTCAAGTTACATTAAACACTTACAAATAAAAAGAGCAAAAAGTAAATATAATAAATAAAAGGAATCAAATGAATAATAAAATAGACGTAACAGGAAAATGGTACGGTGTCTTAACCACTTTAGGAATAGACAGACAGTACCTGCAAAATAAACATGGTCCTTGTCCAATATGCATGGAAGGGACAGACAGATTTAGATTCGATGACAAAGATGGTCGTGGCACTTACTACTGCAATACATGTGGTGCTGGAGATGGATTCGAACTATTACAGAAAGTATATGGCTGGAATTTTACAGATTGTTTGGATGCTATAAGACCTATCTTAGAACACACAACCTTTGAACCTACCAAACCAAAGAAAGATCCAGTACCTGCGTTACGTAGGGTTGCTAAGATGGCAACACAAGTAATACATAATGGTGATATAGATAACTATTTAACACTGCGTGGTATAAGCGAATACCCAGAAACTCTTAAAGAAGCTATGTTATATACATGGGAACACGGTGTTAAGTTAGGACCATTTCCTACAATGTTAGGATTAATACAAGATTCTAAAGGAGTTGGTGTATCATATCATCTAACTTATACACAAAATGGAAGAAAACTTAAAGGCTGCACATCAAGAAAGATAATGCCACCAAAGGGAACAATCACTGGTGCTGCTATTAGACTTCATGAACACGAAGGTGATATATGTATAGCCGAAGGAATAGAAACTGCAATAGCTGCGAGTAAAATCTCGGGACTACCTGCCTTTTCTGTAATGAATGCACACTGTATGGCAACCTTTGAACCACCTGGGGATGTAAAGTGTGTTAAGATATATGCTGACAACGACAAATCCTATGTTGGTCAGAAGTCTGCTTACCAACTGGCTGAGAGGCTGGCTGCAAAACAGCTACATGTAGAGGTACTGATATCACCAACTCCCGGAGAGGATTGGCTTGATGAATTTAATAACAACAAACTTAAGGAACTTTTCAATGAAGATAATTAAAAATGAAGATCTACCACAAGGATCACAAGAATGGCTAGATGTAAGAAGCAAATGTGGAATGGCATCAGAAGTTGGTGCTTTATTAGGAGGCTCCAAGTGGGAGCCAAAGACTCCGTTAGCATTATGGAAAGTAAAGAACGGTGAAACAATAATAGAAACAAGCTTCGCTATGGAACACGGAAACAAATACGAAGATGAAGCTAGAAATATGTTTGAAGATGATATGGGTGCTAAGTATGATCCCGTTGTTGTCATCGAAGATTTTGATGGAATACCAATTGGTGCATCATTAGATGGACATAGAGAAGAAGACAACACTATACTGGAAATTAAATGCCCTCTTAAAGGAACTGCTTCTGAGTTATGGAAAGAAGTTGTGGAAACTTCGTTGCTGCCTGAACAATACTGGCTGCAATGTCAACAACAATTACTGGTATGTAATGCACAGAAGTTATACTTCTGGGTATATGATGTAAAGAATACATCAGGACTACTTCAAATTGTTAAACCACATCTGAAAACACAAGCAAAGATTGTTAATGCTTGGACAAAATACTATTCAACTGACAAACCAGAGCCACTACCAGAAGATTTAATAGAAACAAATGATTCTCAATGGTTAATAAAAGCCAGAGAGTGGAGAGAAATTTACAATACTCTTCAAGAAGTCAAGACAACAGAAGAAGAAATCAGAAAAGAATTAATTGAACTTTCAAAAGGACAATCATTCATTGGTGGTGGAGTACAATTAAAACATGGAACCTCTAAAGGTAGGGTAAACTATAAAAATATTCCAGAATTATCTGGCGTAAACCTTGAAGAATATAGAGGTGAAGATATAACTAAGCATTATCTTAAGATGATATGAAGCCAACTATCAACTTAACATTTGATATAAATCCTGTTCCTGCCTCTCGCCCACGGGTGACGAGGTGGGGTACTTTTTATGGTAAAAAGTATAAAGAATTTAAAAGAGAAATGGGAGTGATGTTGATAGAATCAGACCAACCAACTGAGGTTAACCCTACTTTATGGCTTGAAGATCTCATATCTGCTGATATGACGTTCTTTGTTCCAATGGCAAGGTCTTGGTCGAAGAAAAAGAAATCATTGAAAAATGGACAGTTCTGTGACAACAATGCTGATCTCGATAATTATGAGAAAGCAATCCTAGATTCTTTAAATGGTGTATATTTTAATGATGATAGGCAAATAGTACAACAAAAGTCTCAGAAAATCTGGGCTGAAACAGGAAGCATAAAAATTATATTAAAGGAGATTTAAGTATGGAAGATTTGTTTTTAGCTATATGGTTTGTAATTATAGCAGGCATATTATATTCTTTTAAACAGTATGGCAACAAACAATACGCTGAAGGAATGTCAGATGCAATAAATATGCACCACTCTGGTGCACTAAAATATAGAATCGTTACTGACAAAAATGGCAATGATGATATTGAAATAAAAATTAATGGAGGATAAGTGAAAAAAAAATATCCTATCATTAATAAACTTAAGTACTCTGTAAGACATAATAAAATATGGAGTACCAAAATTTTCAAGGATAAGAAAAAACAATTAAAAAAAGAAGGAATTAAACATGAATAAATTACCAAACGATTACCAAAATTTCATAGCACTTAGTCGCTATGCTAGATGGTT